CTGAACCTCTTGGACTTGGTTCGAATCCAGGGTGGGTAGCTGGGGGCTGTCAAGGTGACAGGTTGGTCTTGCAAACCGACTCAGGTGGGTTCGATTCCCACAGTTTCCACTCGGTTGTAGCACAATGGTTAGTGCAGGCGCCTGATACGCGTCCGACGAAGGTTCGACTCCTTCCAGCCGTACTCTTGCCTCGTTGGCGTAACGGTCAACGCAGCCGCCTGTCGAGCGGAAGACTGCCGGTTCGAATCCGGTACGAGGCGCCATACTCTCATAGCCCAATTGGTAGAGGCGACAGGCTTAGACCCTGTGCGTTGTAGGTTCGAATCCTACTGGGAGTACCATGGTCCATTTGTGTAGCGGTTAGCACAGCAGGTTCTCAACCTGTAAGGCGGGGTTCAACTCCCCGATGGACTGCCTCGCCCTCCTAGCTCAGTGGTAGAGCACCGGCTTGAAAACCCGGAGGCTGTGGTTCGATTCCACGGGTCGGCACTGTGACCATGTTGTAGTGGTAGCTTGCTGGGTTGTGTCCCCAGCGGTGAGGGTTCGATTCCCTCTGGTCACCCCGCTCCACTCGTTCAAAGGACAGGACGCCAGGCTACGAACTTGGTGATGGGGGTTCGAGTCCCTCGTGGAGTACGATCCGGTCGCACAAATGGAAGTGCAACAGGCTCTTAACCTGTGAGAATGTGGGTTCAAGTCCCACCCGGACCACTAGGCGGATCACAACGCCCCAAACCCGCGAGGGAAAAGCTGGACCGCGCATCCAGGCAGTGAGCATGCCCTGCTAGCTCAACGGCTAGAGCCGCTGTTTAGTAATCAGCAGATGAGGGTTCGATTCCTTCGTGGGGCTCCAATGGAGTATGGCCAAGTGGTAAGGCAGCGGACTGTTAATCCGCAGAGCGCAGGTTCGATCCCTGCTACTCCAGCGTGCTAGACGTGATCAGGATTGTAGACGTTGACCGAGAGGGCTACCGTCAAGAAGACGGAACCATAAAGCTCATCTTCACGTGGTACTGCCATCTGCATCCAGAGGAAATAGGCAGCCTGTTCATGTACGCAACAGAGGTCGAGGCCGCTAAGGCGGCTCTCGGCCACATAGAGTCTCACTGAAGGACCAGCCTCGGGTCTCCTAAACCTGATGGTCCGGTTCGATTCCGGATGAGACTATGCACCCTTCGTCCAATGGGAGGGCCGCTGCCTTACAAGCAGCAGACGGGAGTTCGATTCTCTCAGGGTGTACCGGTACGCGCTAAGCCAGCGCGCAGTACTGTAGTGAAGACTGGCAATCCACCCGAACGAGCGAGCCCACACTTCCCTAGGTGTGGGTATTTTGGCGTTCACACCTTTAGGAGAAACATGAGCAACTGGGGTATCGAGGACGACACGAACCTGGCCGGAGACAACGACAACCTTCCTGGGCCCAAGGCACTTCGTGATGCGTACGCCGCACTCAAGCAGCAGAACACTGAGCTACAGACCGGTCTGGCCACCGTTCAGAAGCAGCTCCGCGATCAGGCTGTAGGTGCGACCCTCAGCGAGCTTGGCATTCCCGCAACTGCCGCCGAGCAGTACAAGGGAGAGGCGGACCCTGCAAAGGTCCGTGAGTGGGCTGCATCCATGCAGACCCTTTTCGGCGGTGGTTCGGCGACGAGCACCCCAAATCCAATTGACCAGGGCCAGCCTCAGGGGCTGGCTCCAGACGTGCAGCAGCAGCTACAGCAGCTATCGGAGGCGGGCCAGTCAGGCACGCCGCTGGGGAACGCTGAGGCAGCTCACGGTCGGGTCAATGACGCTACTGATCTCGCGGGTCTTCTGTCTGCATGGCAGACGCTGAAGTAAGACCCATCTCCTTCAGGAGGTAGTGGTGGCTAACGCCTTCACTGGTACTGCGGCGATGGCAAACCTCGTCCAGACCACGTACGACCGCGCGCTTGAGTTCGCTCTTCGCGCCCAGCCCATGTACCGACAGATCGCTGACAAGCGTCCGGTACAGCAGGCGATGCCTGGTAGCTCCGTAGTCTTCGAGCTGTACCAGGATCTGACTCAGGCAGTCACTCCGCTCAACGAGCTGGTTGACCCTGACGCGGTTGCCGCAGGCAACCCAACCACGGTTTCCGTGACTCTCAACGAGTACGGTAACTCCATCCTCGTCTCCAACAAGCTGGACCTGTTCAGCTTCACTGACGTGACCGCTGGTCTCGTCAACCAGGTGGCGTGGAACCTGGTCGACTCTGTCGACCTGATCGTCCAGAACGTCCTGGCAGCAGGAACTCAGGTCATCCGTCAGAACGGTGACCCGGCCACTGTCGCTCCGACGTACAACGGTGGTACCACCAACCTGGTCCAGCCAACGTCCATCTACAGCTCCAAGGCTGCACGACTGGCCGTGGCGAAGCTTCGCTCTCAGAAGGTTCACCCTAACAAGGGATCCTTCTACACCACGTACATCCACCCCGAGGTCTCTCACGACCTCCGTGCGGAGACTGGTGGAGCGGCGTGGCGTGACCCGCACAACTACTCCGCAGCAGGGAACATCTGGGCCGGTGAGATCGGCGAGTACGAGGGTTCTGTCTTCATCGAGACTCCTCGTAACCAGAACGTCCTGAACGCTGGAACCACGCCAACGCGTGTCTTCCAGACGTACACCACTGGCCAGCAGGCACTGGCCGAGGCAGTGGCGGAGGAGTTCCACACTGTTCGCGGTCCGGTCGTTGACAAGCTGACCCGCTTCCAGCCTCTCGGCTGGTACGGTGTGGCAGGGTGGGCTCTGTACCGTCCTGAGGCTCTCATCCGTACTGAGACTACCAGCAGCATCCACAACATCACGTAAGTGATGTGAGAGAGGGGAGCCTTCGGGCTCCCCTCTTTCTTTGTATGGAGGAACTATGGCTAACTGGGTGTTCACCACACCTACGGTTGAGGAAGCACCCTTCGCCTGGAACCCTCTGATGGAGAGGTTCCGCATTCCACGGGCTATCTCGATCGTTGAGGTTTCTCCTTGTGTGTACAAGGAGATTCGCTACGACTCGTACACGAACGAGCTTGGGGCAGTTAACCTGCCCGACACACACGAGACTCATCCAGACTTCTGGCCCCAGCCTCAGGCTGGGCTCCACTACTTCCGTGGTGGCTATGAGTGGATCGTGGATGATGCGACCAAGACGTGCCTTCTGGGTTCCGGACTGGTCACCGAGGACAACTTCGTTCCCGTTGGTGCTGGAGGATTCGGCAGTGGCGGATTCGGCGAGGGACCGTTCGGAGGATAGATGACTTACGTACCAATCCCTGACGGTACCGAGCCTTGGGGAGCACAGGTCAATGCGGCGTTCACCGACCAGGATACGCGCATCGTCAACAACGCGAATGACATTGCAGCCAACACGCTGAACATCTCCAACCTGACTTCAGCTCTGGCCACCACCAATGGCAACGTGACGACCAACGCCAACAACATCGCCACCAACACGTCGAACATCGGAACCCTTCAGGGTCAGATGACTACGGCGAACAGCAATATCGGCACGCTTCAGGGTCAGATGACCACTGCCCAGGCCGACATCCTGCTCAAGGTGAACAAGGCTGGCGACACCATGAGCGGTACCTTGAACGGTACCGCCTTCGCATCTACGGGAACCAGCACATTCGCCAACGTCCGCGTCGGCGCCTCCGCCGTGTTCGGCGGAGCCTCTGGCAGCGCACTCGCTATCGCCGATGTAACCACTCCAGCCAACGCCAACCCGACCCAGGGTGCCGTGATGTACGTGGAGTCTGGCAACATCAAGACACGAGACTCTGCCGGTCGCATCGTTGACGGCATCAGGAACTACCAGAACCTGGCGGGCCCAAGTCCGGCAGACAATGGTCTGATCTCCTGGAATTATGACCCAGAGTCACAGAGTGGTGGCAATGCGACTACTCTGGGCACTGTCTTCATCCATAAGCTGTGGATCCCGGCGAACGTCACCATCAACAACATCGGTTGTGTCGTGACCACCGCAGGATCTGCCCTGACTTACGCCAGGGCTGCTATCTACAGTGCGGCCGGATCGCAGCTTGCGATCACGACCGACCAGTCGGCCGCATGGACGAGCACCGGAGGTAAGGCGTCTGCCCTGTCCTCTCCGCTGGCCATCACTACTGCTGGCTACTACTTCGTGGCCTTCCTGACCACGGGAACCACGGCGCCACAGATGTCTTCCACTCCGGGAACGTCGAACGCCTTCAACTTCAACCTGACTGGCGCGACTCTACGTCACGCCACCGGGCCTACTGGCCAGGCATCGCTGCCTGCCAGCATCACCATGTCGAGCAATGTGTCCACAGGCTCTAGCCTGTGGTGTTGCGTCTTCTAAGGAGAACCATGAGCAACTACGATCCGGCCAAGCTGGCTTGCGATCCCCTCTACCACCCTTGCATGGACTGCGACATGTGCCTTGCTGGCCCTGGTGGTAACAGGAACAACATCGAGAACAACGAGAAGGGCATCCTTGAGACTGGTCTCCAGGCTGTCATCTCACGTCACAGGTACGCTGCTCTCGGCAGCGACCATGATGCCAGCAAGCAGGGCATCTACACCACGAACAGTCAGGGAGATCGTGACTGACCCCCGCTGCCCCAAGTGTGGTGGCACATTCGAATCCTGCACCTGCAAGGGATAACCATGGCTGGCAAGTTCAAGAAGGGCAAGCGCTGCTCCAGTGCTTGCATCACCCAGGATCATCGGACGTTCGGTGAGTGCATGAGGTCGAAGAACCTCCAACTCAATCCGAACCTAGCCGACAACTCCGCCAACAAGAACACGGAGCGAGAGCTTCAGGCGTACCGCGATGCACGTGCGCAGGGCATTCAGCCCGCCGGTACGACGATGAAAAAGGTACGCGAGGCTGTCGAGATCAGCAACGCTACCGGAACGGCGTTCAACGCCGATGCATAGGGGGAACCTATGGCAGAATTAGCGGTACGGGTAGAGAGCGGGATGACATCCCCGGTCTTTGTCGCATCATCGATCGATCCAGCCATCACTGGAGTGTACGGATATCTCATGACTGACGCCCCAGGCGTGGTCGCAGCGAACGTGTTCGTGTCGGCGTTTAACCCTGTCGGCAGCGGTAAGGTCATGACCCTGATCGGTGCAACAATCAGTTCGTACGTCACTTCTGGCGGAGCCAGTAGCAGGATCTCTCTCGTGGGATCCAGGATCACTGCGGCAAGCGGTGGCTCACTTCAGGCCGCATCAGCGATCACCAAGTTCAAGTCCTCGTATGCCAACTCCATTGCAGAGGTGAGGATCGGTAATCCGACGATCACTCTGGGCAATGGAATCATCGCCTTCCCACCTCCGGTCGGGGCGAACACGGCGTACATCAATGACAGGATTACCGCGTCTCCAGGTGCAGGAATCACCCTCGCTCCAGGCGAGGGTGTTGCATTCAGGACATCCGCAGGAGAGATCACGCAGACCTTCAACATCGCATTCTCGTGGGTTGAGGGCTAAGACAAGGAGTGACCGTGGCAGTCACGTTTGCCAACATCGTAGACCGCACGAAGCAGCAGCTTCTGGGCTACACGAAGGACCAGGCGTCCGTGTCCTATCTGACGTCGGCAGCGACTGCCACGGACACGATCCTGAACATCGACCCAGACACCGCCAACAACATCTCTCGTGGTCTCGTTGAGATTGACGACGAGATGCTGCTCATCAAGAAGTTCGACCGTGGTGCTGGAATCATGATCACCATGGCTGGCACCAATGGCCGAGGAGTCGACGGCACTGCTGCCGTCAATCATGCCATGAACGCTATTGTCATCAACGATCCCCGCTTCCCTCGTGCGCGCATCAAGGAGGCGGTCAACGACACCATCAACGGCCTGTATCCAGACCTATGGGTATTCGACCAGTTCGAGTTCCCGTACAACTCCGCACGCTACGAGTACCCCATCCCGGCGGATGCTGACGATGTATACAAGGTAGTCGTGAACACAATCGGTCCTTCCGGTGTATGGTTCCCAGCCCAGTCGTGGCGCTTCAACCCGATGGCGTCCGAAACCCCAGGTCAGGTCAAGCCTGACCCTGCACCCACCGGCAAGACCCTTCAGATCTACGACCGCATCGTTCCCGGAAGGAACGTGCGGGTGAGCTACACCAAGAAGCCGAACGTACTCGTAAACAACGACGACCCCTTTGAGGCGACCACTGGGTTCCCCGAGCGGTACGTCGACATGATCGTGTATGGTGCGGCTTGGCGTCTGCTCCCAGCCTACGAGGCTGGTCGACTTCAGCAGGCATCCATCGAAGCGACTGAGCGAGCACCTCTGGTGCCTACCAGCGCAGCTTCTCAGGCTTCACAGTTCTTCCTCGCGCTGTACACGAAGAGGCTGAACGAGGAGAGGACTCGTCTCCAGAGGCTGTACGAGTCTTACCAGACCTTCAACGGATAAGGACTAGCAATGACTGTCCGCTACTACAGCAGCGTTGCTGCCGAGACCACGCTGGTTGGTTCGATCACGAACTCCAGCACAACCATCCAGCTTGCATCCACTGTCGGTCTGCCTGCCCTGACTCCCTTCACGCTCGCTCTCGATTACGAGAGCGCAAGCGAGGAGCTTGTTGAGGTCACGGCAGTAGCCGGACCAACGCTCACTGTGATCAGGGCTATCGACGGAACCAGCGCGACGAACCACAACTCTGCCGCACGAGTACGTCACGTCAGTTCTGCCCGCGACTTCTCCGACTCTCGTAACCACGAGAATGCCAGCACCAACGTGCATGGTGTGGGAGCGTCCGCAGCCGTGGTAGGAACCACGACTACTCAGAGCCTGACGAACAAGACTCTGGTGGATGCGACGGGAACCCTTGACCGCATCGACATCAAGTCGAGCGGTACGCCGTGGACTACTTCAGTCTCCGGTCTGGCTGCGAACAACGTCGACCTGATGCGATGGAAGCAGGATCCTTCATCTACTCACGAGGTTGCGGGCATCGCTAACGATGGCGGATTCAGGGCACGCAATGCTACCGTTGGTGCAGACTCCGTCAATAACGTGTACCGCCTGCGAGTGACCAAGGAGAACGGTTCTACCGACATCTTCTCGGTACTCAGTGGAGGTTCTGTCAAGACCTTCCCAGACCTGAACCAGTCCGGCGTGACTGTCCAGCCCCGCAGTGCGAACAGCACTACGCGCGCCTTCTCGGTGCGTGACCAGGCTGAGACTGTGGACAGGTTCGCCGTCTGGCAGGATGGTCACACCGACATCAATGGATCTGACGCATCGTTCTCCCAGTTCGACGTAACTGGTGCAGTTGGTCAGTCCGCCTCGTTCACGCGAGTGCTTGACTCCAACGCCAACACGCTGCATGCAGTGGGATCCGACACAAAGACGAGCGCCAACGGCACTCTGGACGTTCGTAACAACTTCCACACCGGAGGCGTAAGCTCTCCGGTGCTGAGGGTGTTCGGCCGTAACCCTGGCCAGACTGGCGACCTTCAGCAGTGGGTCGATGGAACCAACACCATCGTTGCCGCCGTCGATTCTGGTGGAGACTTCACCATGTCCAACACGGTGTGGAGTACTTACACTCCGACCTGGACGAATGCTCCGGCTACCAGCACGAACGTCGGATGGTACAAGAAGTTCGGCAAGATGGTGTACTTCGAGTCCTACTCCGTGTTCAGTGCTACGGGAGCGACCGCCAACACCGTCACCGGCACCCTGCCTTCGACTCCATTCAGGGCCGGAGCGGGTGCCGCAAGCACCCGACAGATTGTCTTCGGGCAGGTGGCTAACGCCAACACTTCGGGATCGGGTACGAGCGGAACGTGCATGGGTCAGATCCTGGCCGGTGGAACTGGAGCAACCATCAGCATGGTGGACTTCCAGAACATCCCCATCCACGACAACCACTGGCAGAACGGAACGATCGTAACTCTTCAGGGATGGTATAGGGAGGCGTAATGGCCGAGGTAGTACGCAAGATCCCGGATCAGCTCAGTGGTCTGGGTGTTGCCCTTCAGGGCAACTACAGCCTACAGGACAATGCGTATGACTACGCCCTAGGTGGTATCCCATTCCTGTCTGCCACGCAGGACTCGCGTCCTTACACTGAGCGCATGGCGGAGATCAGGAAGCAGCAGTTCGACTCGTTCGCCGAGCCTGGCGAGCAGTCTATCTCCGGTAACTTCTGGTGGCTCAGGTCTCAGTCCACCTTCAATGGTGGTGCTGGCCTGATCTATCAGGATCCGGACACTGACAACCAGTTCAACGTCAAGTTTGCCGAGTCTCTCGGTGTTGACCCGTGGACTTCCGGGCAGCTCAAGCTGCTCCGGAACTCTACTGCCGGTGCTGCAACCGCCAAGGTTCCCCTGAACGTTCAGGGCTTCGTTGATACCTCTGGTGTCGACAGCTACTGGAAGGCGTACGGGGACCAGCTCGACAAGATCACAGACGCAGGAACCACGGTGGTCATCGGTGTCAGCGTTGACCCGATCTCCAGCCTCACCTCCAGTGGCAAGCGATACTTCATCGCCCGAGGTTCCGGCGTCTGGACC